GAACAAAAGTGAAGAGAACTGTCAGCAGGTTCCTACCGTTAAGAACGGTGGCCTGCTGCGACGACTGGAAGGCGAGACTCCCCGTGGTTTATCCAACTTTCTATCAGCGCTCGTGAGCGGCCCTTCGGCCTGCTCCGAGCATCTGGAGAAGGTGTTCAACATCGAAATTAAGGAACATTTCGTTGTTGATCCCTCATGGATTTCACGGTTAACCATCCTTGCAGAGTTGCACGCGTCCTCAGAGGGAGGACGGAACACCGAGTTAGCTTGGCTTCGCGAAGAGATCATTGATTGCGAAGACCGAGCAATCCAGCTTGTGAACTCGATCATTCACATGTACTGGATTTATACCGGCGACACTCTGCACACAACAACAACGCATTCTGCGTTGGTGGGGTATTTCTTTCTTGACCTTTATGGCAAGTTAGAAGAGTGGTTTAAGTTCCAAACCACTTATCTGTCAGCTATGCTCTTGAAGCAGACAGAGTTACCCATTGTCCCAAGTTATGTTACGCGCCCTGGTTTCGTTATGGGCGGCAAATTCTTTAGGAAGGTTCGAAACCTTCTCAAGAAATGTGTCGTCAACAAAGAAACCATGACCTGGGCGGCGTCCATACTCGCGCTTAAGCGCGCTGCTCGTCCCTTAAGGATTGAGCAAGTTCAAGCAAGTCTTGAAAAGCACCGTTCGACGCTCGAGAAGCAGCCCGAGGTAAATCCAATTGTCCAGGAAGTCTTCCAGCTAATGGAAGAAGTCGTGGAAAAAGCAATTGGTCACTCGGATGACTCGCATCTCAAAGAGCGTATGCCCTCTGGGTCCTCACATTTTGGATGGACCCGTGCAGAAGGCGGCGCTATAGGCAAGATAGCAGCATTGATCAAGCAGAACTATGGACCTCTCGCGAGTGTCCCTAGCGAATTTGTCGGCTTTGCCGATACTAACTGGACTGCAGATGGAAGTGGTAACATTCCTATCTACGTCCCGTCCTATTCGTTTGACCTCCCTGGTCAGATTCTGCAAGCTGCTTTGCTTGAAAGTTTGGACTGTAACGTTCATGTAGTTCTCGAGCCTATGAAGGCTCGAATTATCACCAGTGGACCTGCACTTAGGTATCATGTTTCAAGAATGATCCAGAAGGAGATCCACCGAAGGATGTGCCGCCGAAAAGAATATGAATTAATCGGCGGGCCGGTCACGGAAGTTATGCTCAGAGAAAACTTTCGCGACCTGCACAATTACCAAGAAGGTTGGTGGTTTGTTAGTGCGGATTATACCGCCGCCACCGATAACCTAAATGGCCATCTTTCCAAGCACTATACGCGATGTACTTCTGCGTTCCTGGGGCTTGAAGGTGATATTAAGACCATTAATGAAGACTCAATGACCGGACACAAACTCCATTACCCTGAGGAGTTTGGAGGCCAAGTTTCGGATCAAAACACTGGCCAGCTCATGGGATCACCACTGAGCTTTGACGGTCTTTGCGCGATTAATCTCGCGACCCTCTATGCTGCATGGAAAAAGTACAGCATGAGGAAGTGGTCTATTAGTGTGAACTACACGCAGATGCTCCGTGATCTGCGTCCCAAAGTGAATGGAGATGATCTTCTCTTC